TTAATAATCGAATAATAACCTAAAAAAGCGGAAATAGGCTATAAATAGGGGATGATAATGTAAAAAACGTCATTATGGGTGTTAATGATATCAGTTTAAGGTATGCCCAGGGGGAGGTATTCAATAGTGAGAAAAGATTTAGGGTGCTGGTTGCTGGAAGAAGGTTTGGAAAGAGCTATTTAAGTTGTATTGAACTACTTAGAGGGGCTATAAATCGACCTGGAGAGGTTTATTTCTATTGTGCTCCTACATATCGTATGGCAAAAGATATTGCGTGGAAAGAATTAAAGAGGTTAGTGCCTAAAGTATGGGTTAAAGCTAAGAATGAGACAGATTTAAGGTTAGATTTGATAAATGGATCAAGTATTGAGTTAAAGGGTACTGAAAACGCTATGGCATTAAGAGGTAGAAGTTTAGCTGGGGTTGTTTTGGATGAGGCTGCGTTTATGGATCGAGATGTGTGGGCTGAAGTTATAAGACCTGCGTTGGCTGATAAGCAGGGTTGGGCTTTGTTTATTTCTACCCCTGATGGTACTGCCAGTTGGTTTTATGATATGTGGTGTTTTTGTGGTGAACAGGAGTGGGATGATTGGCAAAGATGGAGTTTTACTACGATTGAAGGAGGTAATGTTGCACCAGAAGAAGTTGAAGCTGCTAGGTCACAACTGGATGCGAGGACATTTAGACAGGAATTTGAAGCAAGTTTTGAAAATCTTACTGGTTTGGTCGCTGTTAGCTTCAGTGATGACAATATTGATAAGGAAGTACAGGATTTACATATGATGCCTTTACTTTTGGGTTTAGATTTTAACGTTGACCCTATGGCAGGAATTTGTGCATATAAGCATGACAATAACCTATATGTGTTTGATGAGATCATGCTAACAGGTGGTGCTACCACTTGGGACTTTGCTGAAGAGGTCACAAGAAGGTATGGAGTTGATCGAAGAATTATTGCTTGTCCTGATCCTACTGGTAGTGCAAGGAAAACCAGTGGGGTTGGGGTTACAGATCACACGATCTTAAGAAGATCTGGCTTTACAGTTATGAGTCCTAAAAGTCCGTGGAAGATAAGAGATAAGATTACTGCTGTTAATACTGCTTTATTAGATGCAAATGGAGATCAAAGAACCTTTATTCATCCAAGATGTAAAGAATTGATAAAAGCATTAAGAACTCTTACATATGCACCAAATACTGGATTGCCTAATAAAAACTTGGGTGTAGATCATGCTTTTGATGCTTTTGGTTATCTTTGTCTACAACAATTTAATTTGGCTAAACCAGAGACATTAGGTCAAACTGCGTTTAGAATATATTAAGAACTACCTAATTCTTATCATGTATCATTCTACAACTAAGAAAAAGAAG